AAGCTGAAATCGAGTTAAGAGTTGCTCGATTTGCTCGCATTATTGCTAATGGTGGCAGGCGGTCTGACTGTCTGCGATATGCTGCCGAGAACTGGGGGGTGTCACCAAGGACTGTAGATAGCTACTTAGGCAAGGCTAGGGAGCAAATTAAGAGTGATTGGGATATAGAGCGACCCCAGATGATCGCTGATCTTTTAAGTCAATGCAGCACCTTACAGATGGAAGCTAGAAGGGCAGGCCAATATCACATTGCTCTTGGTGCTATTAACACAGCAGCAAAATTAGCTTCCCTTTGCTCTTGACAATTCTTTTAACAGCTAAACAAGGTCATGTTTTATTTGCTGCAAATCGGGCAGATGATTTTAATGTTGAAAAAACTTTAGAGAAAATAAAAACAGATTTACATCCAGGGCAATTAGCTTTTGTAGAAGATGAGTCAACAGAAATAATTGGATTATCAGCAGGTTATGGAGCAGGAAAAACTAGAGCGTTATGTGCAAAGACAGTACATTTAGCTATGTCAAATCAAGGTTTTATTGGTTGTGTTATGGAACCAACAGGACCATTAATTCGAGATATTTGGATGACTGATTTTGATAATTTTTTAGAAGATTATGAGATCCCTTATACATTTAGATCATCTCCTTTGCCTGAATATATTCTCCATTTACCTAATGGTGATACAAAAATTCTATGTCGATCTTTTGAAAACTGGTCAAGAATTATTGGTTTGAACTTGGCTTTCGTATTAACTGACGAAATTGACACAGTTACACCAACTATTGCTTCAAGAGCTTTTCCAAAAATTCTTGGTCGTTTACGTTCTGGGAATGTTCGGCAATTTGCAGCAGCTTCAACACCTGAAGGATTTCGGTGGATGTGGCAAACATTTGGCTCTGACGAAGCAAAGAAACGTCAAGATCGTAAGTTAATAAAAATGAAGACAACGGATAACCCACATTTACCTCAAGACTTCATTGAACGGTTAGAGGCCAACTATGATCCGAGTCTTCTACAGGCATATTTAAACGGTGAGTTTTGTAACCTAACAACAGGGCAAGTTTATGATCGATTTAATAGAAAACTACACGTAACTGATAGGAGATTTGATTTTGATGAAGAGCCATTACGTATTGGAATTGACTTTAATATTTCCAACATGTCTGCGGTTATAGGGGTGCGTACTGGTGAAAAGCTAGTCATAATTGATGAAATTACAGGAGCACATGACACTGATGCTCTTGCTAAAGAAATTATTCGTAGATACCCAGATCGACGAATATTTATTTATCCAGATTCTTCAGGGGGGAATCGTTCAACAAATGCAGCACAAACAGATATATCCATACTTGAAGGTTATGGATTCTCAAACCAAAGCCCAAAAGCGAACCCACCAGTCAGAGATCGAGTTTCGGCTGTCCAAGCTCTTTTGGAGAACGGACAAGGACAAATACGATTGGAGATTGCTTCCTGTTGCAGACGCTTAATTGAGTGTATTGAATTACAGAGTTATACAGAAAAAGGTGATCCTGATAAAGAAGCAGGATATGATCACGCTAATGATGCCTTAGGTTATTTGGTTTGGCGTGAATTTAATCCTTTATATGCAAGAGCAGGAAGAGGAACAGGTATTAGGCTGTATTAAGACTAAACTGTTCACATAGCGTTGAGGTTCCATCGTGTATAGCGGTTACAACTACTACAGTCGTGATAAAGCTGGTACAGAAACTTTTGTAAATGATCCTAATGCGGCTTGGCAAATACAAGAGCCTCATTGGATTCTTATTGAAGATTTAATGGGTGGCTCTTATGAGATGCGTAAAAAACATAGAAGATATTTGCCGCAAGAGCCTAGAGAATTAGATGAGAGTTATGACAACAGATTAGCTCGTTCTGTTTGTCCTCCTTTTTATCAACGTCTTGAAAGAATGTTGGCTGGAATGTTGACAAGAAAGCCTGTTCGTTTAACTGATGTTGCTGATGTCATTCGAGAGCAATTATTTGATGTTGACTTACAGGGAAATGATCTCAATGTATGGACTTATGAGACAGCCAGAAAAGTAATTAGATATGGACATTGTGGTGTTTTAGTTGATGCTCCTGCTGCTGGACAAAATGGAAGACCATACTGGGTGACTTATTCGCCGAGGGAAATTTTAGGATGGAGAACAGAGCTAGATGATGGTCAGCAAAAATTTAGTCAACTTAGATTGCTTGAGCATGTATTTGAGCCTGATGGTTTATATGGTGAAAAAGAAGTAGAGCAAGTTCGTGTTTTAACTCCTGGCAAATTTGAAATTCATAGGAAAGATTCTGAAACTGGTGACTATAAATTATTTGATGAAGGTGTAATGAGTTTGCCTGAGATTCCTTTTTCTGTTGCTTATTCCAATCGAATTAATTTGATGGAATCACGTCCACCAATGGAGGATATAGCAGAATTAAATTTAAAGGCGTATCAAGTCCAATCTGATTTGGATAATCAACTTCATATATCAGCCGTTCCAATGTTGGCTTTTTATGGTTTCCCTCAATCATCTGAAGAAGTTAGTGCTGGACCAGGAGAAGCAATTGCCTTTCCTGCTGAAGGTCGGGCAGAATATATTGAGAGTAAAGGCACAAGTTATAACGCACAATTTCAAAGATTAGAGCAATTGTCTGGTCAAATAAATGAACTCGGATTGGCAGCAGTTCTAGGGCAAAAGCTATCCGCAGAAACAGCAGAAGCAAAAAAGATAGACCGATCACAAGGAGATTCAACAATGAAAGTGGTAGCACAGCAGGTACAAGACATGATTGATAACTCACTTGCTTATCATGCTCAATATTTAGGAAGTAATGAAGCTGGTAGTAGTTTTGTTAATAGAGATTTCTTAGCATCAAGACTTGAGCCTCAAGAGATTCAAAGTTTGCTTTCTCTTTACACTGCTGGAACTATTACACAAAAAACTTTATTAGATCAATTAACTGAGGGTGAAGTATTGGGAGATGAGTTTGACGTTGAAGAAGAATTAGAAGCTACTGAAATGGGTGGTTTAATTGATATGCAGCAACCACAGCAGGAAGTACAAGAAGAGATTCCTACAGAATCAGCAGAGCCAGAAGATGAAGCTGCTTAATAAATGCCAACACTTTCTGTTCCACAAATAACGGATGAAGGCACTCCAGCCGTTTTATTTAGAAATGCTATTGATCTAAATAGATATAGCAATAGTGTTTCTAGGCGAATAATTAATGAATACAACAACATTATTGTTGAAGCTGCCAATCAATTAAAAATATTAGAAGGATCTGATAGTTATAAAGCTCAGAGACTTAGAACAATTATTGCTCAGGTGAAAGAAAGCTTGGCAACATGGGCTGGAGATGCAACAGAAATAACTGCAAGTAATTTACAAGGTTTAGCAATATTACAAACAGAATTTATAGAAGAACAATTAAAAAAGTCTTTACCAAAAGCAGCTAGAAGTATTGTCAGAACAGTTGAAGTAAGTCCACAGTTTGCAAAATCTGTTGTAACGACTGATCCAACTCAATTAAATTTAATAACGCTTCAGCAAGATCTTTTCAAGTCAGTTACAGGTGCTCCAGAAACTTACAGTTTGACTGCTGGTCAAGGTGCAATTATTACGCTGCCTGATGGAAGAACTGTTGCAAAAGCTTTTCAAGGAATAACTACAGCGTCAGCAGATTTATTAGCAAAAGAAGTAAGAACTGGATTATTACAAGGGCAAACAACAGACGAAATAGTAAGAAAGTTAAAAGGTCGCTTATTGTTTAATCAAAAGGGAAGTGTCAAACAAATTGCAAAAGCAGGTGGAAGTTTAACGGCTGCAACAAACAGACAAGTTACGGCAATTGTTAGAACAAGTGTTAATCAAGTCTCAAATGCTGCTAGTCAAAATGTTTATAAATCAAATAGTGATATAACTCAGAAATACAGATATGTGGCAACGCTTGATAGTAGAACTTCATCTATTTGTGCTTCTTTAGACGGTCAAGTTTTTGAATATGGTGATGGCCCCTTACCTCCTCAACATTTTAATTGTCGCTCTACTACTGTTGCTGTTGTTGATTATGAAGGATTAAAAAAACAAGGCTATGACTTTGAACCACCAAAAGTAGGAAAAAGATCGGCTTTAGGTGGGATGGTTCCTTCAAATATGACTTATGGACAATGGTTGAAAGATACACCTGCTGGTAAAGCTGCTCAATTGGATGTTTTTGGTAGCCCTAGCCGTGTTAAATATTTTAATAAAATATCTAAGAATGGTGGTCCTCAAGCAGCGTTACAAAAAATGATTAGAGATGATGGAAGTGAACTTACACTAAGTCAATTGCAAAGACGCTACGGTAGGGTTTAGTTGCTTTTTTTGTATGCCAGCATCTATTTATAAAAAAAAGAAAAAAAAAGGAGGTAAAAAGAAATGAGTATAAAAAAAGGTGGTCATACGTTTGAACGTGTTGACAAGCCCATCAGAACACCAAGCCATAAAAGTGGTAAATCTCATGCAGTTGTAATTAAAAAAGGTGAAGGATATAAATTAATACGATTTGGTATGCAAGGAGCAAAAACAAAACCACCTAGAAAAAACGAATCAGAAGCAGACAAAGCAAAAAGAAAAAGTTTTAAAGCGAGACACGCAAAGAACATTGCAAAAGGTAAAACAAGTGCTGCTTATTGGGCTGACAAAGTTAAATGGTAATTATGCCAAAAAGTTGTTATGGTTAGATCACCTAAATAACCCTGTGGGTTTTTATGCCTGACGAAACAACTGCTCCTGTGGAGCAAGCTGTTGATTCCGAAAAAGAGAATCTAAAAGCCGAACTAGATGCAATGCGTAAAAAAAACGCAGAGCTATTAGACGAATACAAGAAAGCAAAGGAAAAGTCTAAAGCTGTTCCTGCTGATGTTGATGTTCAATCTTTGATTGATTTTAAAAACAATGCTGAGCAAGCTGAACTTGAAAAGCAAGGTAAGTACACAGAAGCTCGAACAAAACTAGAAGAACAATATCGAGAAAGGTCTTCTGAAAAAGAAAAGAAGATTGCAGAACTTGAAGCTAAAGTTCGTGAATTGGAATTAGTTTCACCTGCTGTTCAAGCTTTAGCTGAAATCGTCCATGATCCTAATCTTGTCTTAAATAACTTCTTACCAAAAGACAAAATAGAAGTTGATAACGGTGTTCCTGTCGTTGTTGATGGATATGAAAGAACTCCTGTTTCTGATTGGGCTAAAGGTAAACTTCCTGATTATATTTTGAAACAACCAAAGCCTAAAGGCGGTGGTGCTTCTGCAAGTAGATCAAGTGGAGGGGATATTCCTGCTGGAACTAAAAACCCATTTGCTGCTGAAAGTTTCAATATTACAGAACAGATGAGGCTATATAGAACTGACAAAGATTTATATGATCGCTTGAAAAATTCAGTTGCACGCTAATATATTGTCATAAGGCAAGGCTGTGCTGAGCCGTAAGGGTTTGTGACCCACATCGTAAAACTAATTTCTGGTAATTTTTATGGCCACCGTAAGGTCGGACGTAATCATTCCTGAGGTCTTTACGCCGTACTTGATTGAGCAGACAACTCAGCGTGATGCCTTTTTGGCTAGCGGTGTGGTTCAACCAATGGCTGAGCTTAATGCGACTGAAGGTGGTGATTTCGTCAATGTTCCATTTTGGAAAGCAAATCTTTCAGGAGATTTTGAAGTATTAAGTGATAGCACTTCTTTAACACCTGGCAAGATTCAAGCTGACAAGCAGATTTCTGTGATCCTTCATAGAGGTCGTGCATGGGAAGCAAGAGACTTAGCTGCTTTAGCTGCTGGTTCTGATCCAATGGCTGCTATTGGTGCAAAAGTTGGTGCTTACATTGCTCACCAAAGACAAAAAGACTTGCTTTCAGCATTGTCTGGTGTATTTGGTTCAATCAATGCAAATGACAGCAACTCTGCTTTATTTGCTAACTGTATTGA